TTAGGTTCATTGAGATATTCGCTATGAAACTTGAGGCAGTTATCAATCAAGTCTTGCATTTGTTGAGCAATAACCATCATGGTGCTGTCATTCTGTGATCTATCTATTCTTTTGGCCTCTGCCGATTCTCCTACTAACTTCTGCCCAAGTACCGCAGCTAATGACAATGTGTTTATTTGTTCTTTTAAATCTCCTAGCCTTTGAAACTGGCTTGCGTAGCTGTCACTAGATGGGCTGATATATTCCATTCGTGACTCAGGTGGTAATGCCAAAGCTTCACTAGGGCCAGTTGTTATCTCATCAGCATTTGGATAACCAAAGACTGCAAGTAATGGAACAGAACTAATATGCAAAATATTATCCAAGTCTGATTGAATCTGGTAATGCTTAAGATTTAATTCTGCTATGTCATACAAAGGGCTGCGGCTTTCGTAGTATCCAACTCTATTTGAATATGCGATTGCGAAAGGTATCTTATCTTTAAGGCTCATTTCTCCCTCATCAAATAATTTATATTCACTATTCTTTTTATCTTTTCTATGGATTTCATATCTGCCACGTTCTAAAACTCTGATCTGCTTTACTTGCTTTTCTCCATACTTTCCATCAGGTTCTACAACATTTTCCAACAACCTTAACTGTGTAAGCTGTCTTGCACCATCTATAACCTCACTTCTCCACCCAAGAATATTTCTCGGACTGTAAGTCACCCAGTAAGGTCTGGTCTTATCACCTTTTTTCGGTGCATCTACCAACACTCCAACATGACCAAATGATATAGCTGTTCTTGCTGTTTCATATAACCAGACATTGAGATCATTACCCTCAAGATCTACGTCAAAAAGCTGCTCCCTAACCAAGTCAGATACATCATCAAGTCTTACAGGTTTTCTTGTAAGCATACCTGACAACATTTTTTCTATTCGTTGTGTAAAAGGAACTACATTGCTTCTGCTGAGTCTGCGATCATAGCTGTCGTCAGTTTCCCTTTCAAGTTGTGGAAGGTATTTTCTATGTTCACTCCTGATCTTATAAGTGCCTTCTTTCAAGTCTGTTATCAAATCCCAAAACTGTGCCATGCGTTGATATGCCGCATTTGGTGATTCAACTGTAGAGACAGCCTGTGTTATAGGTTG